CCCCCCCCTACCGCCAAACCCGGCGGAAACGATGCACCCACCGAGTAGAACGGTACAGCACAGCGTGGCCGTGAACCGTGATCGCCCCGGTGAGGCGAAGGGCTGGTGGATGACGATGACGGTCGCCGACGAATCGGCGACGATGCGATACCAACGCCCAGTAAGAGGACTTGCTTCGAATTCGGCACAGATCGGAGGCAATTATTTCAACCACGAATCGTGGTCCATGTGGGAAAAAACATTTCCGCGACTTACCCACGCCGGATTGGGCAGGGACTTAACGCAGAGTAATGCATGCTGAGTAGTATGCCATCTTCGTTAATGGGCTTGCCCAATCCGGCGTGGGTAAGTCGCGGAAATGTTTTTTCCCACATGGATCGTGGTTCACCTTTTTGGGAAAATCGTGAAAAGGCAGGTTTGTCAAAAAGGGGGATGAGTTGCCGACGGCTGGGCTAGATCGAAAAATATAAAACACGCAATCGTGGTTGATGGGAGCATGGGTGTAATACGATAGTCCCGTTGTTCATTATCCCCACGCCAGGAATTGGCGTATTCTGCAGAATCGGAACATGGACGACTTCGACGTACACATGTATAGTTTGGTCCGGTGTGTATTCTCGCGATTGGAGTCGTATGTCAAAATAGACTCGCATGTCGCTTGGACATTGTTCGCAATGTAGGCCGTGCGTCACGACCACGTGGTCGCTTGGATGACTCATGTTTTGCAGAATGCGGTACAGCAGGCCTGCTTCATAGGCACACGGTCGACCTTGGGTGATGCCATCCGGTATAAAAAATAAAAGCGCCTCTAAGATGTTGGAGCGCTGACGCGCATCGATCGGGTATAGATTACTCGGTAAAAAGCGCACCTTTGTCGCAACACGGTCCATAGTGTAGTTTTACATATACTTTGTGCCATATTTCATGCCCACTAGCCCCCCAGGCGGAGTCCTGCAGCCGACTCCCCGGCGACTATCCGAAAGATTTTTCGGCCTTCCCCAATCGTCGCTTGGGGCCATGGGAAACAGCGTCTCAGAGACCCACCCACGCCGGATTGGGTGGCTGCACAATGTAGCGAACAAAAATGGCGCGATTTCGCACCCACGACTTTACAAAGGAACTTTATGCTCCCCAAACGAAGATTTTGGAAGGCCGAACCAACCTTTCCGAATGTGTGTTCGAAGCACTTTTCAACGATTCTTAGCCCAAATCGAGTACTCATGCCCCTGAAAGTGCTTCGAAAACACATTCGGAAAGGTTGGTTCGGCCTTCCAAAATCTTCGTTTGGGATGGGTAAACTTTATGCTCCCCAAACGAAGATTTTGGAAGGATGAACAACAGATGAAATGCGGATTTTCGAAACACGTTTCTATTGTTAGTGGCCCAAATGAAGTACTCTCACCCTTGAAAAGTGCTTAGAAAATATGTATTTCATCTTTTGTTCCTCCTTTCAAAAACTTCGTTTGGGGAGGTAAACTTGCAATGTAGTCTTGCATACGTGAGTACTCGACAATCAGGCCAATGAGTACGCATGCAAGTTTATGCTCCCCAAACGAAGATTTTGGAAGGTCGAACCAACCTGTCAGAATGCGTTTTCGAAGCATTTTTCAACGATTCGTATCCCAAATCGAGTACTCACGCCCTTGAAAAATGCTTCGAAAAAGCATTCTGAAACGTTAGTCAGACCGTCCAAAATCTTCGTTTGGGAGGGGTAAAGTTCCTTCGTAAAGACGTGGGTGCGAAATCGCGCCATGTTTGTTCGCTACATGGCACGCACGCCCCTTTATGGTTCCCAAACGAAGATTCGAGGGCCGAACAAAACCGTCCGGAAGTTTACCCCTCCCAATTTTACGCTCCCCAAACGAAGATTTTGGAAGGACGAACCAACCTTTCAGAATGTGGTTTCGAAGCCCTTTTCAAAGATTCGTAGCCCAAATAGAGTACTCACGCCCTTGAAAAGGGCTTCGAAAACGCATTCTGAAAGGTTGGTTCGTCCTTCCAAAATCTTCGTTTGGGAGGGTTAAATTTGAGTCCCAAACGAAGATTTGGGAAGGAAGACAAAAGATGAGATGCGGATTTTCGAAGCACTTTCAATGGTTCGTTGCCCAAGTTGAGTACTCACGCCCGATATCACGACTGGAACGCGCCCTGTCACGCACGCTCTATGACACGGCTGGTACGAGGTCGTTTGCATCCACCAATAGAAAGAGAATAATCTCGTTGTTTGTTGCGACTTCGAAATTCATGAATTTTGCCCCTCCCAAACGAAGATTTTGGAAGTCCGAACCAACCTTTCAGAGCGCGTTTTCGAAGCACTTTTCAACGTTTTGTAGCCCAAATACTGTACTTCACGCCCTTGAAAGGTGCTTCGAAAACGAGTTCTGAAGTGTCTGTTCGGACTTCCAAAATCTTCGTTTGGGAGGGGCAAAATTCATGAAGATGTGTCTATACGAGTCGCAAGATGATGATAGCATGGCCAACTTGTGTGTGTGTCAAACTGACCTTCGAGTCAAACGATCGTGTGAAAGAGCGTGCGTGCCAACCATGCTTCAATGGTGATGTGCATGTAAAACTCAACTTCAGAGTCACGACTCACAAGATGAAGATAGCATGCTGATGTGTCTGTCCAACTCACTAGATGTTGATAGCATGTCGATCAGTCCCCGAAATCCCCGAATCCCGATTTATCGTGTATGCCTTCAAACGACGTTTCCCGCCCGTGTGAGCATCTTATAATCGGGGATTTCGGGGTCTGATGTCGATGTGTCAGTCGAGTTCACACTGTGATGCTGTCCTGATGTGTCCACCGTGTCAAAGAACGTGCATGCCAGCCTTGTTAAAAGAACGTGCATGACACTGGCAGCCGTGTTGCTGAACGTGCATTCCAGCCCTGCTTCAATGGTGATGTGCATGTTAAACTCAACTTCAGAGTCACAAGATGAAGATAGCATGCCGATGTGTCATCGAGTAAACCGATCGTTCTTCTTTGTACAAAAATCACAGCATCGAACCAGATGCACCCAGTCCCCGAAATCACCGAATCCCGATTTATCGTATATGGCATTAAACGACGTTTCCTGCCCGTATGAGCATCTTGTAATCGGGGATTTAGGGGTCTGGATGCACCGGATCGCATCGGGAAATATGCACTGGTTTGTAAAAAACCGATCGTTCGGTCGAGTTTTCAACAATTCGTAGCCCAAATCGAGTACTCACGACCTTGAAACGTGCTTCGAAAAATCCGCATTTATCTTTTGTTCATCCTTCCAAAATCTACGCTCCCCAAACGAAGATTTTGGAAGGCCGAACAAAAGATGAAATCCAGATTTTCGACTGACTTTTCAATGGTTCGTAGCCCAAATCGAGTACTCACACCCTTGAAAAGTGCTTCGAACATCCGGATGTCATCGTTTGTCACACATTCCAAAATCTTCGTTTGGGAGGGGTAAAATCTTCGTTTGGGGAGCATACTGTAACCTTCTTTGTACAAAAAATCACAGCATTCGGTTCAGATGCACCGGATACCGGTCTCAGGCGTGCGCCACTCATCCGAGTCATCCTCCTGTTTGACAAACCTGCCTTTTCCAGCCGTCGGCAACTCACCCCCATTTTGGACAAACCTGCCTTTTCACGAATTCCCTGGAATTTTATGCTCCCCAAACGAAGATTTTGGAAGGAGGAACAAAAGATGAAATGCGGATTTTCGAAGCACTTTTCCACGGTTCGTGGCCCAAATTGAGTACTAACGCCCTTGAAAAGTGCTTCGAAAATCCGCATTTTATCTTTTGTTCCTCCTTCCAAAATCTTCGTTTGGGAGGGGTATATTTTACAAAGATACAAACACATCCATTCGAATAACAAAAGCAACGCATCGTCGTGTCATCAGTGACTCATCACGTGCGTTTGTATTTTTGTAACCCCATCTTGCAAATATTTTACAAAGAGCGCCATCATTATGCTGTGAGTTTGACAGACCAATGTCATGTTCGCATTGTGGCGAGAAAAAAAGTCACTTTCAGCCCTCGGTCGAAAGTGGCATGAAAACCGTAGATCACAACATCGATAAGCGCAACAAGCAACTATTTGGGTAGGAAAACGAGTCCTAATGCCATCAAAATGGACATTCGAGTCGATTGAGTTGCATTAAAACACCACAGTGCATGTTGGGGGTTCGAGTGAAATCGGCACGACCCTCTAGCACGGCATGCACGCACGCCCTTTAACACGACTGATGCGATGCTCTTCTACGAGCACATGGTTCATCATCTTCGTTCGACCGGTACAGCGCCATCACATCGGCATGGTGGACTAATAATAGTGACACTAACGGCTATTATTAAATATCTGACTAAGTAAATGTCCCGCGACGATTCCGATACGGGCGACCACCGCGCGCGGTTGCGTAAAATCTGGCTGTCGCAGACGGGAGGAAAATGGAGCGGCAGCAATGACACCGGTGGCGGACGCGAGTGCGCGGGCAAGGGCGATTTGCCGACGGATAAGTGGGATGGGCTGTACGCGACCGACGGCCACTACTACGACACGGTGGTCTGGTGCGGCGACGCCGGTCACGGGCACGACATAAAGTGCTCGTCCAACAAAGGGCTGCCGACCAAAGACACCGATTGGAACGGTCCCGGGGCGTGTCCAAACGGCTACTACTGTAGCTACTCGCACAAGGCCGACTATCGATGGCCACACGACTACTGGCTCACGAAATGCCGCCGTTTCCCCGACCCGGGCCTGTGCAGCGTCGGGCTGTTCCGGGACGACGTAGACACGCGTCGAGACTCGGGCGAGGACATCCGCACGTGCCATTTGAACTACGACATCGAACGAGGCAAGGACTCCAAAACGCGCGTGGCGAAGGCCTACGAGTTTTGCATCACCGGCAAGAACGGGCATTGGGCGCCCGGCGTGTGCAAGGACATCATCAGCAACGCGCTCGCGACCGACGACATTACCCAGAAGGTGCCGATTAACAACCTGCTCTTGTACTATTTGGAGCAGTCCCGTGCCATCGAGAAGAAGCAGCCGGTCGCCACCACCGCACCGCCGGTCGGCACGAGCAAGCCGACCGGTGATGGTGATGCGGCCGCTGCAGCGGCGGCATTGGTGGCTGACAAAAATAAGGCCGCATTCGACTTATTGGGTAGTCTCCATCCGATCGCGGCAATTGCGAGTGCACAGACTCAGTCGAAGAAGCCGGTCGAGTTCTTCTTCTCCAACCTAGGCGTGGACGATGCGCCCGGATTGGTGTGGAGCGACTACGAGAAGGGCGTGCGCGCGGACATCCAAGGCAAAAACAAGACGGTCATCATGCAGAAGATGAACGACGCCCGCAAGGACGGTGGCTCGGACAAAATCAAAGGATTCCGTCGCGCCTGCGTCGGTCTCAACGGGAGCAACGAGTTGGTCCAGAAGGTCCTCGACAAGTGCTTCACGCCCGAGAACAGCCAGACGAACGAGTTCTTTCCGAGCTACCTGCCCATCAACGACGACCACCTCGAGATGTTCGTGAAGCAAGCCATCGACCCCACGTCGGTCTGGCTGGTGTACCCGTTCGACATGTCGCAGACGCGCAGCAAGACCGAGGCCGAGTATTGGAACGACCTGAAGGCGATCCTGCAGGAAGTCGACGAGAACATGATTCGCTCCGCCGGCCAGTCGGGGGCCAAGTACTTCGACGAGTATCTGGCCAAGCGATGCCTGCCACTGGCGTCCAAGCCGGGACTCGAACTGATGAACGACGTCGCGTGCAACACGTGGGTCAAGTTGAACACGCTCGAATCGTCCCAGCGTGACAACGTGATCGACACGTTTTGCGGCATCAACAACGACGCGCACGCCGGCAGTCGAGAGTGCTCGTGCTACTGGACGGACACCGGCAACGACGCGCCGTGGAAGGACAAATACGGCCGCAAAAACTACGACATGGAGAAGGACCCCGACCCCAAGTTGGACCACGTGAAGCGCATGCAGGCGCCCATTTGCTACCTGCAAAGTTGCAAAAACAGCGGAATGCACACGCAGGTCATCAAGAAGGCGATGGACTCCTGCCCCAAGTGCGTCTCGATGAACACGGTCATGGGTAGCAACAACAAGGTCAACCAGAGCAATACATGCGCGCTGAATACCGAAAACATCGAAAACATCGCCGGACCCAATGCGGCGGCGCTGTTGGCGCAACCGACGCCGAAGAATACGCCCACTCCACAACCCACACCCCCGTCCAAGGCCTCGCCGAGTGCCAGTGCCGCACCGCCGCAAGGCACGTCGGCATCAACCGGCGTCGCAAATGCGTCGGGTCTCGTCGATACCTACCTGATGTACGGCTCGGCATCGGCGTGTTGTGCGTGTTGTGGATGCGCGGTGGTCCTCATTGTTGTGTTGGTCATGATGAACCAACGATAGGAGGCGAGAGTGGCTGAGTTCAGTGAGTTATTGGCAGTGGTAGCCCACTAGTGGGATGACATACTCCCAAACGAAGATTTTGGAAAGTCCGAAAGAACGTTTCAAATCGTTGAAACGCGGTTTCGAAAACGCTTTCTGAAACGTTGGTTCGCTGGCGTTCGGTGACAACTTCGGTCTTCCAAAATCTTCGTTTGGTGCCCACTTAACCCATAGTCCGTCCAAAATGCGCTTCCTAAATTCACAGTCAGCATGCGCACATTCGCTGTGAGCCCCGAAGACACATCGGCATTTAGACGGACACTGATGCACATCTTCATGCTCGCATGGACCAGGACCGGCATGGTCTTGTGTGTTTTACTGACACATCATCTTGTGTGTTTGACTTACACATCATCCTGTGTGTTCGTCGTCACTGTTCGACTGACACCGTGGCAGTGACACGTTCGACACATCGGAGTGCATGATGATACACCGATCATCATACACGCCCTTTTCACAAGGATCGTCGTGACTAATGCTATCATCATCGTTCGAGCTCTACAGGCACATGCTACCATCATGATGTGACTCTAGCCTGTGAGTTCAACGGGCAACGTCGTCGCCGACTCGACTCGTCGGGCACGTCACATGATATGATGTTCGCATCATCGTGTGTGTTAGAAAGACACATGGACATTCTCCCATGGTTGCGTGTTAGGCAGACACATCTTTTGTGTTACACGGACAAACCGCCGTGTTCTCATCGTGTGAGTTCGTTCATCTCGGGTGTTGGACCGACGACACATCGTCATGCTATCATCATCCTGTGAACTCGACCAGCACATCGGCAGCTACGGTGCCATCATCATGTTGCTTGAACGTTTTTTTGGGGGAGCATATTTACCGATTGAGAACACCCTTAACGGTTGTTGCTTGAACGGCGGAGTCGGCATCAGTACATTCGCCGCAGTCCCCGCGATGAAAGCGCTACAATAAAATGATGCCGCTCCACGTCGGGTTTTTGTGTCTTCTGTACGCGCTCCATTGGACGCTCCGGTGCACATCGGCCCGGTACTTTATTCTGCACACGCTTATGAACGCGTGGGTCGTCTGGAACGTGTTCGACGACGCGTGCGCAACATTGGCGCGTCCGACGTCCACCTATCCGACCGACCCGATGGTCATTTACCACGTGCTCGTCTTCCACCTCTACCACTGGGCGTGCTATCGGACGAGCGTCGACGAGAGGGTGCACCACGTCGTCAACGTCTTCGTCGTGTGCCCGCTGCTCCTGACGCGCCCGAGCAACCTCGTGCACTTGGCGTTTTTCTTCATGTGCGGCCTGCCCGGATGCGTCACCTACGCGACCCTCAGCCTGCAAAAACTCGGGTACGTCTCGCGGACCGCGGAGAAGCGCGTGTCCAAGCACATCAACCTGTGGATACGCGCGCCGGGCGTCGTGGTGACGTGCTATTTGATCGGCCTGAACCACGTCTCGCGGGCGATCGACCCGGCGGCCAACCTGGCGGCTCTGCTGGTGCTGCTCGCGTCGCTATGGAACGGGATGTACTTTCTCAGCGCCATCGTCGTCTCGGAATACCAATGTCGGGCGACATGCGAATCGGTCGTCGACGAACGCGAACGAAAAAACGTACCGTAAAGGAATGTGGTTCACAGTGCTCATGACCATCCACCAGAAGCCCGAGCGGAGCGTGGTGTATCACATCGAGACGCGCGTGGACGGGAGCGGCGCGTCGAGTCGCGCGTTCCACGACGTCGCGGGCGTGTTCAAGGACGGCGAGCGGCACGTCAACCTCCTGATGCGCCCCGACAAGGTCTTCTTGGACCCGATCGGCAACATGCCGTCGAACACGCAGGTCGCCACCAACCAAATCGACGCGGCCAACGTCCGGTTCGACGAGCGCGGGATGTGCTTCATGGACACCGGCCTGCAGGCGACGGTCGGCAACAACCTGCCGTACTTCTGCCTGTTCCACCGCAACAGCCGCTGCTACCTCCGCGCTCTGGCGACGAGCAACGCGGCCGACGTGAGCTTCACCGTGTCGTACGTCGACGTCAGCATCAAGTCGGACTCGGCGCCAAAGGACCCCAAATGGGCCTATCCGCTGGCGGCGTGTGGCGGGGCGAAGGCGACGCACGTGCCGCTCCGTCCCCCGAGCGTCTGGGACGCGCTGTTCGTGCAACACGGGCGGTACACCGCGCTCGTGGCCGCCATGTCGGCGATGATCCTGTGGAGGTGTCTCCGAATGCACGCGCGGCGGCGGGTGGACGACGAGCCAGCGGTCCACCCGCCGAGTCTGCTCCCCCGATGGGCGATGAGCTGGATACCCTACTCCCTGTGCGTCGGGACGAGCGTCATGAGCCCCGCCGTGAGGGCGCTGGCCGGGATGGTGGGGTGCGTCGCGTGGTATGTGCAAACGCGGCTCGTGGCACGCGAGTAGGCGCGAGACAGATGTTTTCATCAGAGACTTGACAGACACCAGGAGACAGAGCAACATTCATTGTTAGGGATGCGTGAGTGTTTCTCTCGGAGCCTGCCATGTAGCGAACAAAAAATTGCGCAATTTCGCACCCACGACTTAACGAAGGAAATTTCATACGTGAGTACTAAAAAATCAGGCCAATTCGATACATTTCTTTTAAATCATTTTAGTGTCC